GATTGAGCAACGAGACCTCCAGCACTATTAAATGTTGGAGCGCCAAGAACAATGTTCTCAGCCCAAGCAATAATAGAAACAGTTACAGGCTCAATCACGCCAGAAACATGAGACAAACCTACCAACTCCCTAATCTGCAAAGTACCAGCACTATCCAATTCAGTAGTGCTTGTAACATTGTAACAGTTAAAAGTATGGGTGTAAGGCAAGCGCAAACAACCACCGGTAGAAGATGTGGGATCCAAGAAAACGTGAGGATTCTGGGAGGCTCTAACACATCCTGCTTCCGTCAAATCTGTATTAACGAAAGAATCAAACCTGGTATCTGGTAATACATTAGCCAATAACATTCCATAATGAAATGGTGTACCATTAATCAAAATCTTAACGCACATATCACATTTCATATTTTGGTAATTATTAAGCCTATTAACATTGCGTTTATCGCGCCAAAACAACCTGAAAACTTGCAAAGATAACGGAGTAAAAGCAGTGCCCACAGTCCATGAAGTAGTGGCAATACGCACAGGGCGAGAGAAAAACTTCTGAATATCAAATTCAGGAGAATCAGCTACATAATAAGTATCATCTCTGGCAGATATAAATCCATTTTCAAACCCAGCGTTGTCATCAGAAAAAGTGGTAATATTGGCTTTAACTTCCGTTGAGGCCTCACCCATTTCCATAGAATGGGACTCATAAACTAACGAATTAAGAAGGCGGGCAGCGCTGCGAGTGTCACCGAAATTACTAAACAACAAGCAATGATCACCACACACACAAAATCCGCGTTGCCTAAGGGTTTCATCAGAACCTTCTGAAAGATCACTGTGTGTATCAGCGGGTTCGAGAGCGAAGGCTACTCTTCGAACACTTGTCGGGCTATCCGGCCCTTGTAGATTACTACCATTTGAAAGGGTGGAGGGGTTACTACTCCCTCCAAAAATATTATTATTTTGAATTGATTCGAGTAAAATGTCACCTATAACGTTACTCAAAGCTATAGGTCATAAAAGAAATGACACTCTAATTCGAAGCACCTGCGAATGAGTCAAACTCGCAGGAGTAACCATACAAATTAGGATTCAATTTTATCCCTCATTAGGCTGTAATCACACCTTAAATTCTGGGAATGGGGAGAAAATCTACAATCTTCAGCAACTTGAATCATTTGTTGCCGAAATTCCTCGTAATCTTTCTCACCGTGGGCAAACATCTCCCTAATGGCACCATCGATAACAGACCCTGCCCACTCGTCGTCTGAAATCTCTGATGATGCCATTCTAACATGCAATGATTTATATATCGAAGCTTTTTCAAGAGCCCCCATGTATCTCCCACACGTAATATTGTAGGTTGATTTGCGCTTTAAGAAATCAACTTCTCCAATATTCATATACCTCACATGCCCCCCTTCCTTTGACGGGGGAGTATAGACCATACCTATCGACGTAATATAAGCAGATTTGGAAATATTATTAAAATTCCCGAAATCACTATGTACACTACCAATATCATCGTCACCGTAAGTCATCATAGACACGCTCGACCTAAAATCTAGCGCAGTTGGATACTCTTTAAAGAAAGCACACCTACTAATCAAAGAATTAACTAACGAATTAACATAAACCGTTAAATTATGCCCAGAAGGATTACTACCAAAAAGCTGCACCAAAGTGCCATTATAAGCAACTAATGGATACACGACGTCTGCCGCCACAGCCCTCATAATATCGCAGTCTTCCTTTGAATACCCAGCAGTAAAAGCTAATTCAATCATAATGCTAAAAGCAGCAGAAGTCAAACTGGCTGCCATCCGTTGATCATAGGCACTATAATCCCCTGCAACAATGCGCTCTTCACCAAATTTCACTATTTGGTGATGCATTTCATCCCACTCTTCATTAAATGGGTTAATGCCAACTGCACATTCACTCATCAACGGATACATACTTAAATGTGCCGCAACAGGAAGAAAATACTCTCATAAAATCATTTTTAAAGCTACCGGAGCAGCTTGAAATACTCTGACTTTAAGCTTACCC